AACAATTGTGCCTATTGTTCCACTTACCACAGCAATCCATTTTTCCATCTGAACACTTCCCTTTTAGAAAAATAAAAAGGACACGTCACATAGACGCATCCTTTAATCTAAGTTTAATTACTACCATTGTAATGGAGCAAAAAAGCTTACAATAAAACTCACTAATCCTAATTTAAGAATCCAATGAGAGTTAAATTCTTTACTGAACATGATAAATGAACAGATAAAGATTAAAGATAAATAATATAACAATAGAATCACCCCTTTCGAAATTGTTCTACTCTAAAAATAGTACAATTTCTAATTTTAGATAAGGTCAATTTCGTTCGAGGTGGTTCGAGCTTTTAGGACAATAAAAATAACGCTTGCTTATGCTTGCGTTTGCTGTGCGTCCATATCAGTTAATAACTGCGTATATTCTTCATCTGCCAGCTGATTGTTGGCGTAGAATACATTCACTTTCTTTAGCATATCGTCATAGCTGTAACGGTTGCGATCAATTAAAAATTTACATAAGTCATATACCTTCATTATACTGTTCCTCCCTCGATGCCCATTTCATTCATGGCAATTAAGTATTCCGTATTAATAAGCGTTTGCGCCTGCATTTCTTCAACTGTTGGCGGTGCTTCGATTGGCGTTGTTTCGGGTAAAACTGGCGCTGTAAATTCGCCTGTTTCACTGTTGTAATCCCATCCTTCCTGAATATCATCACGCCCTGTAATGTCGATAAAATCCTCCTGATTAGGATAAGGAGGCAGTTTTTCAGCTTCAAAAATCCAATGTGCTTTAGTGTTTTGAATTTGTACGAATTTTTTCACTCTCTATCACTCCTTAATACTCTATAATGACAATGCCATCGCCACCATTGGCAGATGTTTTTCTCGTAACACCACCTGACCCTGCGCCATAACCAATAGTGTTTTGGGTTATAGCATTACCATCACCGCCATTACCAAATCCAGCACCACCACCAAAGATATGCACTTGATTACCAGATGAGTCGTTAGCTATTTGAATTGCCACTCCACCTAAACCATAAGAAGTATCAGCAAACTTCGAAGACATACTAGCGCCACCATTAAAGTAGAGTCGATCTACGGAAGGTGACGTACCTAAAGAGCAGATTAAGTTGTTTCCAGACGATCTTTGTGCTGCTGTTTCAGGATAACCCCTTATTACTGCTCCTCCCGAACCACCATTACAAACAATGCCAAAAGCTGTTGTAGCGCCTCCTGCTTTCCCTACCGTAGAAATTCCGTTAGTAGTGCCTGTTACACCATCGCCACCTTTACCAACAATTATTGTATATACTGTACCTGGAACAACCTTAACTGGCTTTCCTGCTACATATGCACCGCCAAAACCACCCCATGCATAACTGAGATTCTCAAACCCAATGGCTGCCCCACTTCCGCCAGCACCAAACATAGTTAGTTTTACGGTATTAACGCCCGCGGGACATGTCCATGTATAAGTGCCAACTGTATTAAATATATCGATGTTTCTTTTTAAATCACCATTTTGTATTTTTTGCAAGACAGTATCTTGTTTTACATTCAAGCTATCTACACCTGTTTTGGTGGAATCTGTAGTAGTTTTGATACTATCTACAACGGCTTTGATTGCTGTTTGCATAGATTTAGTTGCTAAATCAATAATGTTCATTAAATCACTTCCTCGCTAATAATCTGAGGTTCACCATTTACTGTCCTAAATCCCCATCTATAGGTCTTTCCATTATCAACAAACATGTGAGGCATTGGATTAATAACATGACTTTCAATCTCCTGCTTAACATTAATCACTTCATTCTTTACCTCATTAATGGCTCCACCTAATGTTTTATCCTCTGTCTCTAAATCGGGAATTTCCTTTGTACCTTGTTGCAATTCATTTACTGCAGCATCTAAGACATCCATATTTTCATTAATATCTGAGATCAAAATATTGTCTGTTAAGCCTGGCTTCTTTAGATTCAAATTTGGTGTATGTTCCACTAGCTCACCTCATTCCATATTCGTATATCATCCCATGTCATTTGAGTTACACTTCCCCAGGTACGATTTTTCACAAAGTCCCAAACATTGAAGGTGTACGCATAGCCAAACTCTAAATGAGCAGGCACAATAATTTCTATTGCTTGCATAAGGCCACTCAGGTTATCAGGAATGCCCTTTGTTCCAATAAATTTAATTTCATATACGCCAGGTGTACTTGTTGTATTAATTTCTACTTCACCATTGCTATATGCAGCTGCTACAGCCTTAATTGTTTCTTCGGTTGTTTGGTCAAAGCTTGCGCGATTTCGTGATGATATTTGCTCTCTGCGTTGGTCATAGCGTAATGTGCTATTTGGTTTAATGCCAAGATCACGTTCATAAATAGGCAATGCTTCTATAGCTGTATCGATAAAAATGTTACGGTTCACAATTTCAAGTTGTTGTTCTGTATTCCGTAGTTCTCTATCATCAGCTGTTAATACCATTCTAAAGGTATTGGATTTACGCTCATACAAAGGTAAATACTTCATCATGTCCGATAGATAATCTTTTGTAGAAACAACAATGCTTGTAATCATTTCAGCTCTTGTCTGCATGATGATAGGTGATTGGACCACCTTCACGCCTTGCGTAACCTGCTCTGTGATGACCTCATTCGTTGCGCCTGTTGAAGCGATTGAAACGCCTTGCGTCTGTAGTTCTGTATCGGTAATCATCAAGGCAAGTCTAAAACATTCCCATTGGTGCGCTGTTAGCTCTCCCCAGGTAAAGACAGATACTTGTCCCCACTCAGACTGCGGTATTGCATGCATTTGCCCTCACCTACCTTAAACGGACAATTAAATAGTTTTTAGGGATCTTGTATTGGCTTGATACATCGATGTTTTTTGTGAATTCCGCTTGCGACTTAAATAGCAAATTGCCACCTGTTTTAGCATCAAGAATCCCAATATGCGTAATATCTCCCCAAGATTCTGTAGCAATAGGAAACAGAATATCAGCGCTGTTCGATGTTTGCCCATCTGTGGGCGTTGTAAAGCTTGCAGACTGACGCGAGTAGCTGGCTGCAGTTACTTCCACATCACCATTGAACAAGGCAACGAATACTGGCGTTGTTCTTAAATTGTCCGTCAGAACTTTATTTTTCAAATACACTGTCATGTGATTCATTCATTTACACCTCCCATTACTGGCACCCCATCATCAGGAATAACCACGTTAGCAGTTGATCCATTGATTAATAGGTATTGATAATCTAAAACACCATCACTATCAATAACTTCACTGCCTGTTTTTGCATAACTAACATAGGATGCTTTAAAAGCAATCCCTTTCAGATATTCAATCATATTTTCCTTTATATACTGCTTTACAATTGGTTCAGTATATCCATCCACTAAACTTAAAGTAGCTGAAATATTTATTGGTACTCCGACTGCAGCTATAACATTTAAATCTTCAACCCCAAAAGGCATTTGCTCTGCTATATGGTCATATACTTTTTGCACTAATTCAGCATTAGCAGGTAATTTGTTTGCATCTATCACAACCACTTTCATCGATAAAGGGCCGTTGTAACGTGGGAATACTTTTGCATCACCAACACCAGTCACCTCTAAGGCCCATTCGCGATAATGATA